ATGCGGCCGGTGGGTTGGCTATTTCAGATGCCGGAGGTCTTGATCTCGACACCTTGCTTGGTTATTTAACGGCGTCGGTTGCAACAGCGTCAGCGCTTACCACGGCACAAAATGATCTTGATACTATCGAGGCTAAAATAGATGTCATGGATGCTTTAGTAGATGCAATCAAAGCCAAAACAGACAGCCTAACATTCACCAAAGCGAACGAGTTAGACTCAAATACTCAGTCTATCAACGGTGTAACTATCACAGGCGACGGCTCAATAACTCCGTTTGATGTCTAATGAGTTTATCGGTTGACGGTATCTGGAAAACAGGTGTCTGGGATCAGACAGTCTGGGCTGATGGTGTATGGCGCGAGGGAGAGGCCGCACCAGTATTTTCAGGCACTATTGCTGACATATCGGTAACTTTCGACACAGATACCCATGATTACGATATAAGCGCCTATTTCACTGGTGCAACAAGTTATAGCATAGCCCCAGCAGTAGAGGCCGGATGGACATTTAACACCTCTACCGGCTTACTGACCATTGATACAGATGATGCTCAGGCTTTTGGTGATTATGTTGTAACAGGCACAAATACCGGCGGCGATACAGACTCCAATGCTTTCTCGGTTACCGTAGCAGAGTTAGGTCTAGGCGGCGTTAAAGCAAAACGTAGAATCAAGAAAGTTGATCGTAATTTCTTCCCTTGGACGCAGCAACCTGACCCGATAGAAGAAGATTTTGTTAAAGAGCTTAAAAGACCTAAGCTTAAGATAGTTAAACGAGCGCCACAGCCTGATTTTGATAGTACCTTGGAATCAGAGCGCTTAGACAGGGAATTAGTCGAGGAACTGCAGCGCATTGAAAAAGAGCGCAAAAAACAAGCAAGTCGACGTAAGAAGATAGAAATGCTATTATTAAGTTAATTAGGCTGGACGCAATATCTTAGGGTATGCGGTCACAGGGGTCATTCCAGAGTGATTTAGCCGAATATTCTGGACAATTTAACCAACCTTCGGGAGTTAATGAGATGAAGTCATTAATATTTCTATTAATGCTGTTATTTTCAAGCAACGCATTAGCATTGGATTGGCAGACAACCTCAAATACTTTACTTGTCGCTGATTGGATGCAAACCCTTGATATACAGAAAAACCCAGATTACCGCGAAACAAATGGATTGATAGGTGAGTATCCAGATAGGTCAGACGTAAATATTTATTTTGCTAGTATGATCTTATTAAATAACCTAATAGGGCAGAAATACGGCGATAGCTGGTATATGATTGTTTCGGTAAACCAAGCGCTCTATGTGGGCAGAAATTACAGTATAGGTATAAGATTCAGTCTTTAATGCTATAATCCCCATAAACAACACCCTAACAGGTGAGGTATGGAGACAAAAGACAACGTAATTAGCTTTTTTGAATACCGCTTAAATAAACAGCGTATCAAAGAAAAAGAGCTGGAGAATGTAAGGGAGGCATTATTTATGCACCAACATTCTGATGATGATGAATTTATTAATTATGACGAGTTCGAGTTTAACGACTCGGATGATTAACAGGGGGCTATATCATGGCTTGTTTTAAACCAAAGAAACGTAAAGGCGGCAAAGGTCGCGGTAAGTAATAACCCATTAGCCAACTCTAAGGAGAGCTAAGACAATGAGAATAGTAAACCTTCAAGAATTCAGAAGCCTGCCAGATGGTACGGTGTTCATGAAATACGATCCCTGCATTTTCGGCGAGTTAGAAGTAAGACAGGATTTGTGCGGCGATAGAGATTTTCTATCAGAATCGCTAATAAATATTGAAAATAACTCATCAGACGATTATTTAAATAAACTAGATGATGCCGAGAGAGATAGCTCAATAGAGTTAAAGCTTGATTTCGACTATACCGGACGCGATGGTTACTTTGAGGATGAGCAGTTATTTGCAGTATTGAGCATGGAAGATTTGTTTGGTCTAAAAGATAAAATAGACCGATGCTTACAGCAGATGGCGGGTTAATAATGAATATATTTTTAGCAAACGTCGATAACCCAGATGCGAAGTCATTAATGATTAAGCTATCAGGCAAAAAAACAGACGGTCAAATAGTCCAGCTAACCAAAGAAGAAAACGAAGCCTTTCATTCTGATGACTTCACTTGGCTGAATATGGGTGATCAAGGTAGTGACAAACCGTTGGATATTGTCGAATTGGAGCAGGGCAAGAAATGCGTCTTTGTCGTTAATTCAATGGACGTAGTAGTCGATGATATAACTATGACCGGTAGTGCGCTTGATCTTGATTATTCAATCGTGAGGGTTAAGTAATGAAAAGACGATCATTCATAAAAGCCATTATCGGCACTATTGCGGCAGTTAAAGCACCTGAGTTATTGGCAGAGCCAGAAGATGAGCTTAACAGCTTATTTATAGCACCTAAAAGCGACCATTTTGAACAGCTTATGGGGAATATGAATTTCAATGATTACCAAAAAAAGCAAAAAGCGCTCAATGTAACAAGACGACAGATAGCTGATAATCTCAAGTTATCTAGTTCAATAGACTGTTTCTATCTGCCTCCTAACAAGAGGTTAAGCTAATGCCAGCCGGTAGACCCCTAACAGACTTAAGGTTTTGATATGCCTAAAGATGTAGCTAAAAAAAATAAGGAAATAAGACGCGAGGCTTTAAGGGAGGAGCTTAAGAGTCGCGAATACATTCGTCAGGTGCATAGAATCCTTGATACTGATGACGAAGACTTGAACGTGCCAGCAGCAAAGCTCAAGCTAGACGGCTATTTCAAGCTATTAGCTAAGACCTTGCCTGATACCAAAGCGGTAGAGCTAACTGGTGAGGATGGTGGGCAATTATTCCCAGAAGTGATTAAGGTCGTTCATGAGTGAAGTCGTTATCAAGTTCCCTAAAGCCTTTAAGGAGCTGGATAACCCTTATCGCTATAAAATGATTTATGGTGGACGTGGTAAGGGTGCATCATGGACGGTAGCCAGAAAGCTACTACTGCGCGGTGTAGAAAAGAAATTGCTTATCCTTTGCACTCGTGAGCTGCAAAAATCAATCAAACAATCTGTTCATAGACTCTTATCTGATCAAGTGGATAGACTCGGCCTATCTGGTTTCTATGACGTTCAGGGTCAAAGCATCAAAGGTGTCAACGGCACTGAGTTCATATTCCTTGGCACTAAGTACAATCCTGATGAGATCAAATCGACTGAAGGGATAGATATATGCTGGATCGAGGAAGCGCATAACCTGACAGAAGCAAGCTGGGATATTATCGATCCGACTATTCGTAAAGAAGGCTCTGAGATATGGGCAACATGGAATACCCGGTTCAAGTTTGACGCGCTTCACAAGATGTTTGTTATTGATACCCCTCCACCTGACTCATTAGTGCTTTACATTAACTACGATCAAAACCCTTACTTTCCTGAAGTGCTGCGTAAACAAATGGAGCACATGAAAGAGAATGACTATGAGAAATACCTCAATGTATGGGAGGGTCAGCTTAAACAGCTTGCTCAAGGTGCAATATTTGGTAAACAGATTATCGCTGTTAAAAAGGAAAACAGGCTCACGCATATACCGATACAGAAAAATTGCGAAGTCCATACGTTCTCTGACTTAGGTAAGAAAGATCAAACCGCTTTCTGGTTCATGCAGCAAGTGGGTAAAGAGTACCGTTTTATAGATTACTTCGAGGGCAGGCTTGAGGAAGTGGATTATTATACGAAGTTTATCAAAGACATTGATTATAACTATGGTACGCACTACATGCCGCACGACGCTGATCATGATCGGCTAGGGATGAGCCGTAACATCAAGGAACAGTTTGAGGATGGCGGCGTTAAACCTGTTGAGATTGTGCCGGTTATTAGCCAGAAAACCACAGCAGTACAAATGGGGCGCGATATATTCCCCGGTTGTTGGTTTCATTTAGGTAAAGATGATAAAATGCCTGACAATGAGTGCGATGGTTATCTTGCATGGTTACCTGATGAGATGAACACACGCACGAAAAGAATGGAGCGAGGCTTTGAAGCATTGTGTAATTACCGTTATAAGTACAATGATGATGATAAAGTCTTCCAACAGAAGCCTCACCACGATTGGGCGAGTAATGGCGCTGATGCCTTCTTACAATTTGCTCAGGGCTATGACGGGAATATCAATGATTGGGGTGGCGCATTGAATTACAGAACTGGAAGTATTGCATGATAAAAGACGCGGATTTAGTCGATACACTCAATAAGCAGCTTGAAAACTCAATGGGCGGCTATCAATCGGATTTAGATAACCAGCAGTCCGAGGCTATGGATCGATATTTCGGCCAGCCTTACGGTGATGAGGAAGACGGTTTAAGTCAAATCACCACCCGCGAGCTGATGGAAAATATTGAATGGACAATGCCATCCATGATGCGCGTCTTTGCCTCTGGTGAAAGAACGGTACAGTTTGACCCGACCGGCGAGGAAGATGAAGAACAAGCCGCGCAAGAAACCGATTATATAAACTACGTCTTCAACAAAGAAAACGACGGCTACATGATTCTGTTTAACTGGATCAAATCCTCGT